CCACGATTTCGCAACGGCGCCGACGTAGGCCCCGATGCCTGTGATGACGAGCGTATAGTTCCCGGCGTTCGTTCCCGTATTGCCAGAGACGATGTAGTCCGTTCCTTCCGTCAGGGTTTTCCCTCCGACGACGACAGAGCTGACGGTTTGCGTCCTGACGCTTCCGTTGTATGTCTGAGAGGCGCCGAGCGTGATCGTGGCGCCGACGACAGACGTCGTATTGAGCCCGAGAGCTTTGTGCAGATTTTCCTTCGTGATTTTCTTCGCGTCTTTCCCGTTGGCGTTTCCGACCGGAAGGAAGTCCTCGTCCGCGAGCGTTTCCGTCTCCTCGAGGTCGTTGAATAGCTGCGCCTGCGTTACGTCGTGCGGGTTGTTTTTATCGTCGACGTGCGCGTTGAAGTCGCTGCGCGTAACGATCGCGCTCGAGTCTATATTCGCAACGAGCTCGCCTGTGTTCGACATCTGAAGCGTGGCCCAGAAGGTGAACACGAAGTCGGGCATCTCGTCGTGTGTCGGGACGCTGTTGCCGGTCGCGTCCTGATAAAGTGCGATCAGTTTGCTCTGGCCGCCGTTCAGGCTGGCCCAGATTCCGATCTGGTTTGCTGTGTAGGTTTTAGAGACGCCCTCGCTTGTGAGCTGAAGCTGGAAGCGCATCCCGCCGTCGATTTTTTCGGAGCGGATGACGCTCATGTTCTGCTTTTTGTTCACAAGCGCAGACTGTCCCATGAGAAGGCTCGCGGCGACGGTTCCTTCGCCTGCTGCGGCGCCGTCAATTCTTAACGCACCGCCAGAGAGCCATTGGGCGAGGAGTTCCTTGCCCGCGTTGGTTACGACTGAGTCATTCCACATGTGTTTGTCTCCTTAAATGTTGATAGCAACGGCCGCGACCTTCACGTCGACGCCGATGCTTGCCGTGGCAGTGTAGGCAGACGTCTCGCCAGTGTGCGCGAACTCGATCGAGTCGAGAACGGACCGGCAAGGCATCGCGACCGCGACCGCCTTCCTGAATTGTTCAATGATGTCCTGCGTGTCGAGCGGGTAGTCCGTACTTACGCGGAAGTGGAAGGGCTGGCCGTTATATTCGTACCATTCCTTGACGGTTCCGCTTCCGAAGGTGTCGATAAGCACCTGCTCGACGGCCCACTTTGTACCGCGGCGGCTGTGAACGAGGTCGGCGGACTTTATGAGCGCCCGCTTGTTCTCGATAGGTAGCGCGGGATCATACCAGTCAATGTCTAACTCGTAGGCCAGCTCGTCGAGCTGTTCGCTCGTCAGGTTGTCGATCTGGTCCCAGACTCGCGCTGTTTTGATTTTTCCGCCCGGTTCTTTTATGAGTTTATTGACGGCAGCGGCAAGCCCCAGCACCGCTTCGTCTTTTCGCATAAATTCAGGAACGAGTTTGAGAACGTCAACGTCGGCGAGCTTCATCCCTTGATGACCTCGTGGCGGATCGTTTTCGTTCCAGTGAACTTAGCGATCGCCGTGTCGTTTAATTCGGTGAACGTGGGGCTCGTTATAACGACGCGGGACGCTCCGACGGCGTCCTCACCGGAGGGGGCGAGAATAAGCGCGCGGAGCTTGTCTGGGTTAATATCACGGCCGAGCTCGCTGCTCTGCCATTCGTTGAACTTGTCGATCGCGCCGCCTGCACCTTCTACCGTCAGGATGCAGTCGCTCTCGTCGGTCGCGTTGGTGTAGTATGTTAGCTCGATGTCGTACTCGACGACCTCCGGTGCTTCCACTTTCACGAGATCCGTCAGAGGGCGGACTTCGGAAGCATTGACGGCCGCGAGGACTTTCGCGAGGATCGCCTCGTCGGGGACCTCGCCGGCTGCACACATGGGGACGATTTTGACGACGCCGGCGTTCGTTTGTTCAATAGCGATCCTGACGGTCTGAGCGCCCGCGAGCGCCCCGCTCTGGTTGAGCGTTATTGTCAGGAGCCCGTCGACGTAGTTCGCCGTGTAGTCGCTATTTTCCGCCGCCTGTGAGCCGTTCGGCTTGTAGACGGTGAGAGTGTCGAGAAGAAGCTGATCGCCGCCCTTGAAGGCTTTACCGTCATATACGGGCAGCTCGCGCGTCAAGGTTTCCTGTTCAGACTTGACTGCGACGTCGATGATCTTCGAGTCTGCGCTCATCGCCCAGTATTTGTAGCCATTGATCGGCCCAGCGGTCGAGAGCTTCGAGGGCGCCGCCTTTATTCGTTCGCGGAGGCTGTCGTCGCTTTCCTCGTTTCCGCCGCCCGTCGTTTCCGTTATGTTCGCGACGCGGTCGACGTAGACGATGGGGTCGACGAGCGAGTTGATCCCGCCGATCGGGATGCCGTTGTACGCTTCGCCGCCTTCAACGCTTGCCGCCTCGACGTCGACGAAGGTGTTGCCGACCTCTATGACCGCCGCCGAAGTGGTTGCGAAGTAGTGAGTGCTGTCGCTTGTTACTCTGGTTCCCTGCGGGATGAGTATGTTCTCGCCGACGGGTTCCGTGATAGAGAAGCGGAGCGTCGTCCGTGCGGCCGTCGGTGCGATTCGTACCACGCCGACGCGCTCGCCGAGAGCGTCCAGAACTTCGCCGCGGGCGTACCTGAGCATCTTCTGGCGCGCCGCATCGTTGAGCGCATTGTAGACGGAGACGAAAACAGCGACGAGAGCCTCGCCGAACAGGCGCCTCTCGTCTCCGGGGTAGAGCGGTTCGCCGACGTTCGACTCGAGCTCCGTGAGGATCTCGCTGCGGATGACTTCGGCGTCCGTTGTTATAAATTCATTCATGAGTCGGGTGTCCCCCTTGTAGAGATTTTTGCCTCGATCGTGAACTGACCGAGTTGCGTGTCGTTCGGTATGAGCTTTACGCTCTCGACCGTCGCGCGGGGTTCGTAAATGGAGAGCATCCACTCAACGTCCTCGATCAGTTCCTGCCCCGCCGTGGTTACGGGTCCGTCGATCTGTGTGAAGGCGACGCCTTTCAGTCGCTCGTAGGGGACTTCTCCGCGGGAGATTTTGAGCAGGTTGTTCACGCAGACAGCCGTGTTTGAATTGCCTTTGCTGAGCATGTTTGCCTCCTTTTAGACTGTTACCTGTGCGGCGTCCACCCAGCCCGCGACGTCTGTCGCGTCGTCTACGCTGACGAGGAAGTATGGATGGGCCGCAGTTTTGGCGAACTTTGTTACCTTTGCGAGCCCGCCCGCCGACGTCTTGATGACGTTCTGGCTTGTGCTTGCCGTGTATTGCGGGCCGCCCGTGAAGCGAACGATGTCGCCCAGTGCGATGATAAGCTCGGAGCCCGTTGTCTTTTTGAACAGCGCCGCGAGGAACGAGTTCGGCGCCTTCTTCGCTGTAACGAAGGAAGCCGTCGCACCGATCCCAGTCGCGGACCGTGCTGCCTCGATGGCTGCTTCCGCTTCTTCAATGTCGTCGACGGTTGTGTCGCTGCTTTCCTCGAAGGTGAACGCCAGCTTCAGACTGCGCCAGCGGCCGCTCGGGTCGAGTTGTATGTTTGTTGCTTTTGCGCCGGTGAGGAGCCAGCTGTTCGAGCCGAAGCGCTCGTTCCCGAAGCGCAGGATCCCGGCAAGTCCGACGAACACCTTCCAGCTCTCGAACTCCGCGCGAACGTCGAAGCCGAGCGCGGCGTGTAAATTCGAGGAGAAGGTGAGCTGCTTCTTTTTGAGTCCGCGGTTGTTTAACAGAGGGGAGCCTTCGACGGCGCTGTTGTCCTCAGCTTCGAGCTCGAAACCGGTGTTCAGTCCGTCAATGTCGACGACTTTGTTCGGAGAGATCTCCCATGTCTTTGTACCTGCGGTTGTTCTAAATGTTGCCGTTTGTGCCATGCTTGCCTCCTTTATGGATCGGAAGGATAGAGCTCGCCGTCGGCGCGGTAGAGTATGAGCCCCGAACGATCGGGGAATACAACGAACACGACCTCGGTGCCCTTCTTCAGATTCCCAGCGGATCCGCGAAGGGAGGCGTGAATTGTCAGTGGCTTTGTTATAGTTCCGTCAACCTGATCGGGGACGACTCTCGCCGTGTTTCCCTCGATTGTGCTGATCTTTCCTTTCTGTAGCTCTGCCATCAATAGCCCTCCAGCGGACGCCTGAAAAATATTTTACTTTCGCCCTTGATGAAGTCGCTGCGCGTTTGTGTTACGAAGATTTTGCCGTCCCAGCTTCCAGCCTTGACTGTTTGAAGGTTTAGAACGCTGGCCGCGGCGTAGTTCGTTGTGAGACTCCTGCGGAGGCTTCCCGTGTAGGCGTTTTTGTTAGCTTGTCGAAGCAGCCCGCGAGCGAAGCGTTGAGCTTCTGCGTCGCTGGTGCAGTCGATCTGTTGTGTTGGTTTGAGAATACGCGCCGCGCTGGCGTTCGCGTCCGAGAACACTCCGCGGAACTTTCCGCTCACAAGTTCGACGGATCCGTATGACTGCGCGGAGTTGTCCGTGTAGGTGAAGCGGCCGTCGAGGCCGACCTTCAGCAGTTCCGTCGCGGGACTTGATTCGCGGGTGTGCTCGTCGTAAATAACGAGCGCGCCGTCGTAAATAATCATAGCGCAGCCCTCGAGCTGCAGCAGGCGGTTCAGGAACGCGAAGTCCGTCAGCCGCGTCTGTTGGATGTACGGGTAGAGCTGGTCGGTTACGTTGTAGACCTTCAGCGTGAGCCCGTGCTTTTTTGCCGTGTCGGCGCAGAGTTGGAACAGCCTCACGTTTTCCCACGACTGGCTGTTGATATTCTCGCCAGTTGGCGGCATTGCCGAAGCGCGGACCGTGAACAGCCCGTTCTCCGGCGTGAGGCTCGTGATGAACATTTTGCCCGTGTCTGCGGTGTCGTCTTTGAACTGAACGACGTCGCCCGGTGCAGGGCGCCAGCTGTCCCACTTTGACGCGGCATCGCTGAAGCGGATGACGAGCTGGTCGGCTTTGTTCTCCGCGTAGGTTTCCGCCTCGCAGCGGTTAATTGCGACGCTTTTCGTGATGTCGACGCCTTCGTAGATTAGATTCATGAGCCGCGCCTCCATGGTGCCAGCGTTTCGGGGAGCTTTGTGTCCTCGTAGACCGGGATCGTCAGGACGACCCCAGCCTCGAAGATCAGGACGTCAGCGTAGTCGGGGTTCGCTTCGATTAAAAGATGTGCCTTTTTTTCGCTGTCGTACACTTGCAGGGCGAGCTCGTCAAACGTGTCGCCCGCCCGCGTCGGGTACTTAATAAACTGTTGCGCTGTCATATCTGCCGACCCCCTTGAGCTTGATCCACCTTTCGAGCCAGTCGAAGAACTCGCTCTCGTGGTCTTTCAGCGCTTCGATGATGTCCTGCGTCTTTTCCGCTTTTTGTGCGTTGACGGTAGGGGACCATGTGAAGCCGCTGAAGTCGTAGTAAATAATCGTTGTTTCTGTGAGTTCGCCGAGGCTGAAGTCCTCCAGCCCGACGAGGCGACCAGCTTGCGCCAGTTGCGGGGACTCGTTTCGCGCCTGTTCGTCCGCGAGGAGTTCGATCGACGCCGACGTTGCCGCTTTTGCGCTGTCCGTCATGTCTAAGTCGCCGACGACGCCGAGCAGTTTGCCGGCAGCTTCCCACGTTTCGATGTTGCGTTTCCTGTAGGCAGGGTCGAACGAGATGACCGCCTCCGTGCCTTCTTCGCCTGCGATGCTGACCCCTTCCGTGAAGCCGCCCGTCGCGAGACGGGGGAGTGTAACGAGAGGGATCTCGGGGATCGCGGGGATCCCGAGCCATGTCCACGCTTTGCTGAGCCCTTGCGTGAGCCCGTTGATCATCTTGATTAGGAAGTTGATGCCCGTCTCGACGACCGTGAGGAGCCCGTTGATCGCGCCTTTTCCGAGGTTTTTGATTCCCTCCCAGACGTTCGCAAAAATGTCTTTAATGTTTCCCCATGCCGCTTCCCAGTTGCCCGTGAACACATTCGAGACGAACTCCATGAGAAGGCTGAGGTGTTTCGTGATCATCTCGATAAGCGGAGTGATTACTTCCATCGCGGCGCCGAGGCGTCCGGTGAACAGATCCGCGACCGCTTCGATGATAGGTTTGAGCGGTTCCAGCGCTTGGTTTATGAGCGTTTGGAGGATCGTGATGATCGGCTTCAGTATTGCGTTGATAAGGTTGAGCAGTGGCGTCAGTATAGCCAGAATAACGTCGAGGATCGGGTCCAAAATAGAGAACACGACGTCGAGGATCGGCAT